AACGCCAAGACAGTCCGCGAGATTATGCGCGAAGGCTGCCAGGATCTGCTCAGCATGTCTCTCGAAGGCAAGCCGTCTTACATCCTCACCCAGAAGCACCCTACCAAAAAGTTCCGCTTGGTTGCCGAGGATAAGTGATGCCTAGACAAACATATCCGCAGCTTCTTGCCGAAAACAAGCGCCTTAAATCGACATTGAGCTCTTACGCAGATCAAGATAACTGGGAGAAGCCTGACGAGTGGCCTAGGGCCAAAGATTGTGAATGGCAGCTCGGTAATGGATATGATCTAGCTAAAAGCGCACTGCAAGAGGATAAGTAATGCCTCTCGTAAACGGTCGGCCAAGGATCATTGATTCACCAGATCAGTTTGATGATCTTGTGGATGAATACGTCCTGGCATGCTTCGAAGACAAGGAGCCGCTGACGATTACCGGAATGGCTCTACACCTCGGTTTTGCTAGTCGGCAGTCGTTTTATGACTATGCGAAAAGGGACGGGTTTTCTTGCTCTGTAAAAAGGGCCAGCTTCCTGGTTGAGAACGCTTACGAGAACGGTCTTGCCAAAGGAGCCGGAGCCGGACACATCTTCGCGCTCAAGAACTTCAACTGGACTGACCGCCAGGAGATCACCGGCCCAGGCGGAGGACCGCAAGAGCACAAGCATGCCGTTGTCGATGCCAAGGCCCTGAGTGATGTGGCGGATAAATTATGATTGTAAAACATCAAACCATTCTCGACGCCTCGGACAGAAAGCAGTCCTGGGCTGAGAATTGCTTAGTAAGCGGGTTGAAAGAAAATTCTGATGACCCATTGCCGACTGCTCGAACTATTTGCTATGACACCTCCTTCCGCATCCAGTGCAGCATCGGGCTGGAACCAGCCAGGATCGCCAACCAAGCAATCCTGAAAATGATGGGGAAATTATGAACAAGGTATTTTTGGGCGGAACCTGCAACGAAGCCACATGGCGTGATGATTTGATCAGGGTCTTAGATGTCGATTACTTCAACCCGGTTGTCGAAGATTGGACGCCGGCGTGTATCGACACAGAAAACGATCAGAAGTCAAGATTGTGTAATATCCACTTGTACGTCATTACTTCCGACATGACCAGCGTCTACTCCATTGCTGAGGTAGTTCAGTCATCGCTTACGGCAGGCAAAACAACCATCCTGCAAGTTATTCCGGAGGGGTTTAGCGGGGGTCAGCTTAAGTCCCTGCAAGCTGTCTGCGGCCTGGTTTCATCAAATGGTGGGATCGCCTATATCGATGATGAGCTGCATAGGGCTGCTCGTATTATTAATTACAGCTTCAAATCTTGATGTCTAATCGACCATGCCTGCCGTAATCACCGGCAGGTTCAATAAGTACGACCGGTATCGCCAGCTCATCCTGTCAAAACTCAAGGCTGGCGATTATCACAAATCCCGATTCACAAATTACGTTATCGACCTGGACGGCGATCACCAGTCATTCGGCATCGTCGAGCTGGTTGCGCTGTTTGGTGATGAGCTTGTTATCGGGCCATGCAGTAACGCTTGACTGCAATGCTCATGGGTCTATACTCAAGGCTCGACCATTCAACCACAGAGGCAGATATGGAAAATATTAAAGGAACTGATCTTAATAGCTGGCCCGACTCCATGATTAGCAGGGAGCAAGAGCGGCTGGATAAGCACATGATTGCCGCCTTCCGCCATGCAGCCAATAGCCTTGCAGTTACGTCAGGGGTCATCAAATCCCACATAAGCCAGGACGAGGCTGCGCAGTCAGTCGCGGGTGATCAATACTTCCTTGAGCTGATATCTGAGGCTGAGCTACGGATAGGGATGCAGCAAATTTCATTTGAATGCCAGACGACATTGCTTAACTCTTGTGAGAAAGCGCTTGCTGATCGTGATGCGCAAATTGAGCGGCTGCGTGAGGCCGTTACTGACCTATCAACAGATGTAGATCGCATCACTATGGATATAACCGGCGATCCTACCTCTGAGTGCCAGGATGAATCTGACATCCTCCTCAGCGAAATCACCCGAATCAGACAGGAGGCATTGAGCAATGGATGATATCAAATGGGTGCCGGAGTGGGCTGGCGCGTTCTCCATCACTAAGTGTGACGAACCGTTCGCTTGCGTTCAGATAGTCTTCTACCGAGACGCCTTGCATCCTTTTCCTACATACCCAATCGATGAGTTAAGGCTAGATGTAGTCCAACAGATTAAGGATAAGCCCCTGGCGGATCGGATTGTTGCAACTGGCGCTGTGACTGCCGATGAGATCCTGCAGCGTGGAGCTGACCATATCCGCGACCGTGCTGCCACCCGTGACCAGTCGAGCGGTGAGCGCACTATGAGCCAGGTGGTCAAGGCGTTCAACGCGATATTCGGCACCAAGCTGACAGAGGAGCAAGGCTGGCAGTTCATGGTTCTGCTGAAGATCGTCAGGGCCGCGAACGGAAAGGTCAATATTGACGACTATGAAGACGAGGCGGCATACGCTGCGCTGGCTGCTGAAGCTGCTATCAAGGAAAGGGCGCGATTATGAGTGAACTATATGATTTCGGTTCTGAATGCGCGCAGACTTACATAGAGACCTGTTCTGGGTGCGGCGAAGATATTCAAGTGTCTACTCAGGAAGACCGCTGCCCTGAATACACAACCGAAGTGTATGTAAGATGTCGATGCGGGACATCGGTTAGGTTTGAGTTGCCAGTTAACTGACCTGCTTAGCGTATTTTCTATACCGCTGATCCTGGTTGGAAAAAGGATATTTGACGACATTGATAAAGATCTCAGGCACTACTGATGTGTGCGAGATGACAGAAATTAAACCGAGGGGTGGGAAATGAGTGAGCCAGTAATTGGAAAAAAATATAACTGGGTTAACCAAAGTGAGCGGCTGGTTTACACAGGCAAAAAGGGCTGTTGGCATCAGTTTGCTGAAGTTGGATATCCAGCAGAGATAGTCTGGTGCGAGGTTCTTGATTCTGACCTTGATATGATCGAGGAAACAAAGACCATTCAGCAGCCTGAACCAGAGACCCAGCCATGACCAAAGACCAAAAGATCGCCCGGCTAACGCTGGGTCTGAAGAATATCATCAAGTACGCACTCAGCCAGCAGGCCAGAGAAATGGCGAGCAATACGCTGGATCTCGATCAGCCGCTGCGGGAAATGGTGCCGCTGACTTACGATGCGAAGGATGGAGAATAGGATGATGGAAGTGAAGAACGAATCCAGAGAATCGAGCCTTGATCGGCTAGTTATGAAACTTAGGGAAGGGTTTACAACATGCAACAGCAAGCCGGGAGGCCCTTATTCAGTTTCAGTTGAATTCGATAATCTTGAAGATGCCCATGAGTTACACAGGGCTCTTTGCAGGTTGAAAATGAATGGGTCATAACGCTTGAGTTAGTCCGGTTGAATGAATTGTTATGAGGAGAGGAGAGGATGGGATGACTGACCGAAAATATGACCACACCATAAAAGGTCGTATAGAGCACGCTGAAGAATGTTGCAGGCTAGCAAATGACCGGGCTAGATTGGAGCAGGCTCTGACGCTAGTGCTCGGTCTAATTGGGTTTGGCCCACGAGAGCAAGCCGAGTTCGCTAGTAGGGCGAGAGATTGTGATTTTGACTGGGTTCCTGAAGAAGTTGTACCCCAAATAACCAAAGAAGGAAGTAATGGGGTAGCGCATCGGAAGCTTGAGCAATTTAAAGATTACTAGAAATTCACCCACAACCTGGGCGTTATATCACCCCAAACGGAGAGTAGAAAAATGAACATAATGAATTTCACCGGCAACCTTGGCCGGGACGCTGAGCGGCGAGACGCTAACGGAAACCCCGTCATCAATATGGTCGTGGCCGTCAAAACAGGCTACGGCGACAACGAGCAAACCCTGTGGATGGATTGCGCCATCTGGGGCAAGCGCGCAGAGGGCCAGCTGATCGACTATCTCAAGAAGGGTCAGCGCGTGTCTGTATCTGGCGAGCTCGGGTCCAGGGAGTACGATAAGGACGGGCAGACGCGAACGGCGCTCACTATTCGAGTGGGCCACATCGGTCTTGAGGGGAAGTCGGAGGCGCAGCAGCAGGGCCAGGGATACCAGCAGCCAGCTCAGCAGGCACCGCAGCGGCAGCAGCAACCTAGCCAGCAGCCTGCCGGCATGGATGACTTTGACGATGATATCCCTTTTAATTGACCCCGTTCTAAGCACTGTGTATGCTGAAAGCTAGGCATCACATAGGGCGGGGAAGATGGATAGAAAGACTTGTTTCAAGTGCGGAGAGGTTAAATCCCTCTCTGCATTTTATAAGCATCCACAAATGGCTGATGGACGAGTCAATAAGTGCAAGGGGTGCAACAAGAAGGATGTGAGGGAGAACAGGAAAGATAACATAGACTATTATCGGGCTTATGACAGAGATAGGGGCAATAGGCAATCCAGGGAGTATAGAGATGCCTGGGAGAAGAATAATCCCATAAAAAAAGCAGCATCAACAATGGTTGGAAACGCTGTCAGAGATGGGAAGATAGCAAAGCCTGGTCTCTGTGAATGCTGCGGCTCAGAACCCAAAAGGCTGCACGGCCACCATGACGATTATGCCTTCCCCTTAACTGTTAGATGGATGTGCCCAGGCTGTCATAGTCAATGGCACAAATTGAACGGGGAGGGATCAAACGCGCGTTAACACCAGGCGGCCCAAGCCGCCATTCAAACAATCACTCAAAAAAGGTGCAGCAATGAACTTCTCAATCACGTTTCTGATTATCGGGCTGGCGGCGCTTGCTGCTGGGGGCTGGTATTTGCTCGGCGTTCTATCAAGGAATGCTGATCCTGAATTGAAGCCCGGCCTCTTTTGGCATCCTGAGTTATCCAGGTATACCGCATCAAAACCGCCTAATCGGGACTATGGCGCAGAATGGAAGCCTGGCAGAGTCTGGACTCCAGAGCCTTGCGATAAGCTGCCAGCAACGCCGCCACCAAAACCGGGGTCTGAGCCATGATAGTCACAGATCAAGAAGCGTTAGAAAAGAGCTGTCCATATTTCGACAAGAAGTGTGAAGGCAGCGGTTGCATGGCCTGGGAGTGGCATTACCAAAGACATGGCTGTAGCAATCCGAAAGGCTTGGAGCCGGTGCCTACCAGAACAAACAGCGGGTCATGCTCAAGAAATTGATCGCCAGCCCTCCAGGTGGTAAGCTATAGGCTCTCCTGTGGTTGGGAAACTGGAATGAGGCGGGCTTGATCACCCGCCGAGTTCTTCCGGTTATCTAGCCAGGGATCAGCCAATCGGAGCCCGTCATGTCAAAATCCGCAGCAACAATCCGCAAAGAATCACTCGTTTCATCAGAGTATGCCCGTCCAGTAATATCCAGGAAGGAAGCCAAGTCATCAGGCCTTGTCCGATATTTCACAGGAAAGCCATGCAAGACTGGTCATTTCAGCGAAAGACACACCAAATCAGCCAGTTGTTGTGAATGCAAAAGGCTCATGCAGTCTGCATACAGATCAAGCCTCACTCCTGACCAAAAAGCTGCAGCATCTGAGCGTGACAGAAAGCACAATCAATCACGCAAGCTTGACGAGGGACGCATCGCTTATATGAAGGCATATTTGTCAGAGTATCAATCGAAAAACAGAGAAAAGATAAGTCAAAGAAACAGAGACTGGAGAAGATCAAGAATTGGAAAAGAACTAGCTCGCGAAAAGGCGAACAGGGTTAAGCTTAGGGATTATTTTAGGGGGCAGTGTCAGAAAAGGAGAGCGGCCAAGCAGCAAAGAATTCCTGCCTGGTTCTCAACGGCGGACTCATCAGCAATCCGGAGTATGCATAGGGAATGCAATGACCTGGAAGAGCTTACTGGAATAAAGTTCCACGTAGATCATGTAATACCTCTTTGTGGTCAGCTAGTGTCTGGGTTGCATATTCCAATTAACCTAAGAGTGATCCCGTATTATATGAATCTGCAGAAAGGAAACTCCTTCAGTGTCTGATCTGCTCGAATGGGAAGAAATGACCGAGAGTCATAAGCAGGCTGTCAAGGCTCTTTCTGAAAACGACTTTCTTACTTTTGTTAGAATCTGGTTTCAAATTTCTATGGGCGATAAGCTGATGGTCAACTGGCATCATCGCTACATGGCGCATTTTGCGGACGAGCTAATTGCTGGCCGTCAAGGGAACTTTGTTCTAAATCTACCTCCTGGCGGGACTAAAACAGAGTTTTGGTCAATTGCGCTTCCCGCTTATGCTCACATAAAATCACAGAATAGATGCCGGTTTCTAAATATTTCCTACGCAGACACGCTAGTTAAAAGGAACGCCAGGCGAACCCGAGATCTCATAAAAAGTACCGAGTGGCAGCATCTGTGGCCAAGCGCCTTTAAGACTGATCAAGCGGAGGAGTGGCAGCTTGCGGACTCGAAGGGTAGAACTGTATTTGAGGTGGTGAGCAAGTCTGCAGGAGGTCAAATAACCGGAGGTCGCGGCGGCTACCCTGGCGAGGGATTTAGCGGGGCTGTAATGCAAGACGACCCCGATAAGATTGAGGATCTTTTCTCGGCGACTAAGCGAGAGAGGCAGCACAGAATACAGACGGACACCATAAGATCTAGGCGAGGCGATAAATCAAAGAAACACCCGACTCCGATTGGGATAATCCAGCAAAGAGGACATCAGCTTGACACGTCAGGGTTCTGCTTATCTGGAGGAATGGGTCTCCATTTCGACCTGTTTAAGATACCAGCCCTAATTGACGAAGGGTTTATCCAGGGCCTGCCGGAGTGGGTCCGCGATAAGTGCTGGGAGTCGGTCAAGGACTCTGAGCAGATCAGCGGATACTGGTCCTACTGGCCCGAAATGGAAGATATCGGCCAGCTCATGGACCTATGGGAGCGCAACGAATACACCTTCCAGGCACAATATATGCAAACACCTATCGCGCTCGGTGGCCAGATATTCCACAGCGACTGGTGGAAGTTTTACGGAGATCAAGACGGGTGCGACGAAGCCCGGCCGATCACGTTTGAATATCGATTCATCACCGGTGACACCGCCATGAAGACCGGCGAGCGCAACGACTTCAGCGTGCTCATGTGCTGGGGTGTGTGGAATGGCAAGCTGTATCTGCTCGATGTGCTGCGCGGCAAGTGGGAGGCCCCAGAGCTTCGAACCATGTTTATCAATTTCGTTGCCAAGCACTGGGATCTGAACACGACCGGCAACCACGGGATACTCCGCAGCATCCACATCGAGGATAAGGCCAGCGGGACCGGTCTTATTCAAGAAGCAGGCCGGCAGATCCAGTTGCCGATCACCGCAGTGCAGCGAGGCGCCGGGCAGAACAAGACGGTAAGGGCTCGGGATGCGGCCCCGCAGATCAAGCTGGGCAAAGTACTGCTACCTATGGGCGAGCCCTGGGTGATGGATTTCGTGAGCGAGCACAGCCAGTTCACTGAAGACGATTCTCACGACTGGGATGACCAAGTGGACAATACTTGCGACGCCGTAGAGATCGCAATCACGCGCCCAGGGCAGTCTGTCGTAAATATGTTATTATCCACAAGACAGCAAGCCAGAGCCTACAGGTAGCAGAACATGACCAAGCCGTTTCTACAGATTTTCACCAATGCGCTGATCAGCCGGTTCGCGTCGAGCTTCGGCACACTTGACACAAAGCATCAGCAGGCATGGGCCGACTACGGATACAAGGAAACGCTGGAATTCCAGGATCACTGGTCCATGTTCCGCCGGTTCGGCATCGCTAGGGCAGGGATCATGCGTCCCGTCGAGAAGAGCTGGCAAACCATGCCTGCCATCATCGAAGCTGGCGATCCTCACGAGCAGACCGAATGGGAAAAGAAGTTCGAACTGTTCGCCAAAAACATCTACATGTGGAATCGTCTGCGCGGCGTTGATTATCGCAACCGAGTTGGTCGCTATGCCGGGCTGATCATGATCGTGCGAGACAATAAGACGCTATCGCAGCCAATGGGCACCATTCGCCCGGAGCAGTTCAGCAAATTCATACCTGTGTTTGAGGGTCAGCTTTTTGTTAAAGACTGGAACCAGGACCAGGCAAGCGACGCCTATTCCGAGCCAGCTATGTACCAGTTTCAGGAGACCGGCGCCGGAGACCGAGACCCCAACAGCGGTCGAGCTGTCGATGTACATCCATCCCGAGTGATCATATGGGCAGAGAATGCAGACGATGGGTCCATATTTGGAGTCCCTGCGCTTGAGGCTGGATTCAACGACCTGCAGACCATGGAGAAGATCATCGGGGCTTCTGGCGAGGGGATGTGGAAGAATTCACGCGGAAGCTTGCACCTCGACATCGACAAAGATGCAAACCTGCAGCAGCTGGCGCAGGCGCTCGGAACCGACATGAACGGCCTGCCTGACGCTTTGGAAGAGCAGATTGATGCATTCGCCAAGGGTTACGATAAGCAGCTCCTGACGCAGGCCATGACCTCTAACAGCACATCAATCAATATGGGCGACCCAGAAAAGCCATTCCAGGTTGCACTGCAGGACTTTGCCGCGTCGATCTCAATTCCATCGACCATCCTTGTCGGCATGCAGACTGGTCGCCTTGCGTCTGGAGAGGATACTGTCGAGTGGGCGCAAACAAACATGTCCCGGCGGGAAAACTTCCTGATCCCACAGATTGAGCTGACGGTAAATCGGCTGATGGAGATCGGTGCGATTGAGAGAAAGGATTTCGTTGTCGATTGGGAAAGCCTGCTGGAGCCAACGCAGTCCGACAGGCTGGGCAACGGCGAAAAGATGGCCAAGATAAATGCGGCAGGCCTTGGCGCCGGGGTTATACCGTTCAGCTCGGATGAAATCAGAGAGGCCTCTGGGTTTGAAGCTGAGGAGGAAGACGACGGGCCGGGCGATAACCTGGATGAGCTGGATGATCTGGATGAAGACGAATAATGCCTAACCCCGTCCTGCCCCGCAACAAGAAAAACCCGAGCAATACCGGGCGGATACTTCGGCGCACTGATAAGGTAATCAAGCAGCGTTTGCTTCAGGCTCAGCGGCTCGTTCTTGCCAGATTCAACTCTATCCCGTTCCGCATAGTGGACGCAGAGACCGGCGCCGTTGTTAACCGGGAGATTCGGTATATCTATGAGCTCGACGCTAACCTGATCGCTCAGACATCAGAATTCATCGAGTCGATTATTGAGCAGTTCATCCTTGAGAATCGAAGCCCGGACTATTTCTTGAACCAGGCGATTGAGGATGCTTACCAGCTCGGCACCGGCGAGGCCGTCATTAACCTGGGTGGCATATCAGACGATTACAACCGGTCTATTGTCCAGGTGCTTAGCTCACCGGCGTACCGCAGCCGCCTTCAGTTCATTCAGGCTCGGTCATTTGAAACGATGGTGGGGTTTGCTGGCGACACCCGGGCGGACCTTGCCAGGGTGCTCGGTGAGGGCATGGCATCCGGGCAGAGCCCCCGCACAATCTCTCGGGATATTCGGCAGCGGTTCGGCGTTGCAAAGTCCAGGGCTGAGCGGATCGCAAGGACAGAAGTGAACATGGCTCATCGCCGGGCCAAGTGGGAGGAGTCCGACAGCGCCAGGGATGATCTGGGAGTGTTTACCCGTGAACTGCATCTATCAGCCCTGCTGCCCACCACCAGGCGAACGCACGCGGCCAGGCACGGCACACTGCACACCACGACCGACCAGGAGGAGTGGTATCAGAAGGACGGCAATGCAATCAACTGCTACCTGCCTGATACCAAGGTCAGAGGCCGTTTTACAGCAGGATCAAAAGCGCATTACTCTGGCGACGTTATCAATATCGTGACTGCTGGTGGTCGGAATCTCACCGTTACCCCGAATCACCCCATATTGACCGGTCGCGGACTCGTCCCTGCTGCACAGATCATGGAAAGCGACGATCTTATCGCATACGGTGCCAAGGTGGAAAATCTTGCTGGGGTAGGTGACCTGGACGATGATCATGCTGATGCCACTATCGATCATGTGTTTGGCTCTCTTGTGGAGGTCGGTCATTCGAGCCTTGCCAGGGTGGTGGGAATAGACTTCCATGGCGACGCGGCTGGAATGGATGAATACGTCAATATTGTAAATGTCGAACGGCCACTGGATGTCGCAGCCGACTCCTCTATCTCGAAGGCCCTGCATGATCTCTCGTTCGTAAAGTCCGATTCTGCTCTCCATCCTGGCAGCAGCTCTTTTCCGCTTAACGTCATCGGAATCAACCTGCCCACGCCTGGCCTCTTGAGCTTTGCTGGCAAGGGATTTTCGCTCCTGCGGCGTCATCTTGTCAGCCCTCTTTTGG